CCGGTTCGGCAGCGGTTGCCAATGGGTCGCGAACTGCGTGTAATACCCGTGCGTGACGAAAGACCTCGCCTCCAGGTCGTAGTGCCCTATCTCGACGAGGATGTCGTTCCATATGAGTATGTCTACCTTGTTCTCCGGCAGCCGCTCCTCGGCCGGAATCCAGCGAGACTCCTCGCGCAGCCTGCGGAGTTCGGCGATGAGCGGTCGAACGTCCATGTCGAGGTCGCCGATGCGCCGCTCGACCTTGTCGAGGTCCAGCTTGCCGCTCACACTCGCGCCCCGATCGGCAGACAGTCGAAGTCGGGCCACGGCAGAGCGCTCGCGTAGATCACTGCGGGCGCAGGCCGCAACGATTCGAGGTGCGCGTACCAGAAGTTGCGCGCGCGCTTCTCGCTGATGTGCCACTTCCGGGCGATCGCGTAGACGCATCCGTGCTTGATCGAGTCCGGCTTCTGGCCTCTCGGAGCCGTCTCGAAGTCGTCCACGATCGCGCGAACGTCATCAGTCGAGAGCCCGCGTCCCGAGCGTGTTGTCGCCCCGAAGAACCCGACGCCGGGCTTGCGGTTCGGTCGGGAGATCGGCTCCTCGTCCGACAGTTCCGGGAGCGTGAATCCGTTGTAGATTTGCTTCAGTCGTAAACGTCGTTCGACGACGCTCAACATAGTGTCCTCCATCGTTGTGTTTTGCCTGCCCCGCCGGGCCATCCCCTGCCTCGCCAGTCCTATCCGCGCCTGCCCTGCCTCGCCGCGCCAGTCGCTGCCAGCCCATTCCTGCCTTGTCCCGCCAGTCCCGACCTCGTCATTCCGTGCCCCGCCCGGCCTTACCTGTCGCGTCCGTCCATGCCTCTCCGTGCCTCGCCAATCCTGACCTGCCGTTCCCAGTCGCGACGCGCCTCTCCAACCCAACCCCTGACTGCCCCTCCTCACCACTCCACGCCATCCCGGCCCCCGCCAGTCCTGCCGTGCCAATCCAAGCCGCTCCGCTCCAGCCCCGGCCTTGCCTGCCATACCTTGCCCGTCCAGCCCGAGCCAGGCCCCGACTGCCGTGTGTGTCTACAGTTGCGCCTCTCTCGCCCTCTCCACGCGAACGGGTCGCGCCCTAACCGGCTCCGCGACCTTCCGCTGGAGCTCGTCCACCTTCTTGACCGCCGCACTGATCGCCCGCTTCATCCCGAGCGCGTCGGAGATCGCCTGCGCCCGGTTGAGGCACGCGGAGGCGCGCGCGAACTCGTAGGCCAACATCTGCCGCGTGCTGTCGGGGTCGCCGCTGATCTTGTCGAGGCTCACGTAACCCTGAGTCGTCTTCTCGGCGAGCGGATCTCGCACGTACCTGACGACGGACACCGTTCGCTCCTCACGAGTGACGACAACGTGAACGCTCCGGATGAGGCGACGGGCTAGCTCGATGTTGTGCGCGTATGCCGCCTTTGTCGCGTCCCACTCGAAGTGTGCGTGAAGCGGGCTCGCCTCGTCGCGGGCCGCCTCGAAGACGGCTTCCGGAGTCAGTCGCCCGTCGGACTCCAGCGCGCGGAGAGCATCCTCGACGTTCACGCGACCGCCTTGAATCCGCGCCGCGTGGACTCGGCCTCGAACCAGGTGAAGAGTTCGGCCGTCTCTCCGTCGTAGCATGACGGGTTGTCGAGCGCCTCGTCCTGTGCGGCGCGACCGCCGGACGCCACGATCTCATGGAACTGCGTGTCGTTCTCCCCGACGAGCCGGAACTGTCCGAAGCTCCCCGAACCCTTCTCCGGCCGCCAGTCGCCGACGCCGCGCATGAGCCCGGCCGCGCCGAAGAGCTTGTCCACCTCCGTCGCCTTGAGCATCGGCGTAGCGATGCGAATGGAGACCTGGCAGGCCCACTGAGCGACGATGGCGCGGGTTCGAACGTCGGGCGTCCTCGCCATGTCGCTGTTGCGAACGATGCTCATGTGAAGCTGCGGCACGCCGTAGACGTGGACGTACTCGCCCTCGACGAAAGCGAGCCGCCCGAGCTGCGCCTTCGTCGCGCCGGGGATGTCGAGCGCGACAGAGCGAAGCGCGTTCTTGAAGGCCGTTGCCATCATCAGGAGTCGAGTCGGCTTGTCGTTACCGAGGCTCTTGTAGGCGCTCGCGCGGTATTCCTCGATCGGGTTGTGCTTCAGGAGGCTCGCCTTCTCCGCCGTGTTCTTCTTCTTCGGCGGGAGAAGGAGTTGCTGCCGGGTCTTCTGGCTCATCGCGTTGAGGATGAGCGGGCTGCACCCGACGACGTTGTAGGTGAGGAGTTCGGTCCCGACGGTGATGACCGTGATCTCTTCGGTTTTCGTTGCAGGCTTCATTTTGTGTTCTCCTCTGACACGTCGAGCCCGGCTCACAACCGGGCTGGATGGTGTGGGTTGTGTGTGGGCTAGGTCATCGCCAGTCGTCGGGCGGCGCGGTTTCCGGCTTGTACCCGTTACGAATCCTGAGCGCCCAGCCGCGACAGCGGGCGGCCTCTTTGCGCTTGTATGGCGCGACCGGCTTCCCGCTGTTGGTCTTCTCGCCGTTCTCCTCCGCCTTCTGCGCGAAGTGGTCGTTGGTTTCGGCGAGCATCTCCAGGAACTCGGGCGGACACTCGGAATATCGGAGCCCCTTGCAGGTCGCGCCCGTCCAGTCGCGCGGGTCGAACTTGACGGGGCCGTTCCCGTACTGTCCGTCGAGGTCACGGTCGGGCGCGACCGCCGGTCCCGATTGTCCGGCGCCGTTCCGCACGCGGGCCTCCGCCTTCTGTTGGGCGATCACCACGAGCTTCCGGAGCGACTCGTCGATCGAGCGGAGGACGGTCAGGGTCTCCTCACTCACCGTCGAACTCCTCGTGAGCGTAGAGGCCGAAGATCACCTCGGGGTAGACGAGCCGGGCGAGCTTCGCGCCGGCCCGCGCAACGCACTGGTCGGCGCTGCTCTTCCCCCAGCCGGAGGACGCCCACTTCTGGTCCGTGCCGGAGAACGCCGCGCGGCCTTCCGCGAGGGTGTACGTGAGGGAGATCGGCGGCTCGTCGCCGCGCTGCGTGACGAACGTGGCCTTCTCCGCCGTCCGTTCGGTGCAGCGGAACTCTCTCGCGAGGCCGCTCTTGAGGACGAGGGCGCGGATGAAGTCGGCCGCGAGTGTCGGCTTGCCCTCGATGATGTGGAACGCGCGAAGCGAGGCCATCGCCTGGAGGCCCAGCTCGCGCCCGGCGAGGATCGTCGTCAGGACGGCGGCCGGGTGCCCGTAGGCCGAAAAGAGCCGCGACTCGAAGATGTCCTTCGCGAGCTGGCGGGCCTCGGCCATCGAGCGCGGCTCGAGCTGCTTCCCCCACTCGGCGGGCGTCGCCGCGAGCACGTCCGACAGGAGGCTCGGCGCCGGGCTCGTGGCGGGCTTCTGGGGGGTCGCCACGGGCGCCGCCTGCACGTCGCGGTGAATCGTCCGCCCGTCGGCCTGGACGTGCTCCTCGACCTTCGTGGTGACGGCAGGGACGGGCGCGGGCGCGAGCAGGTCCAGCGTCTGCGCAAGCATCGAGCCCTCGGTCGTTTCGGTCATCTCTTCTTCCTCCATGCCGAACTCATCAGCGCCCTTCGGGCGTCTCTCGGCGTTGATCTCGTTGAATGGAATCTCGACATCGGACCGGAGCTCAATCAGCGAGCGGACGGTCTCGAATCGCGGGGCGAACTCCTGGAGCGACGACGCCTCGCTCGGCTTGATGCCGAGATCGGCTGGCGCGGCCTCTTCGAGCTTGTCGTACAGCTCGTCGAGGCTCCCGAACTTCGCGAGGAGGTCGGCGGCCTTCTTCGGTCCGATGCCCTTCGCGCCCTTCACGTTGTCGGAGGCGTCGCCGACGAGGGTCAGGTAGTCGCGGATCTGCGAGGGCCGGACGCCGAACTTCTCGATGACGCCCGGCTCGTCGATCGTGTTCCCGCTCATCGGGTGCTTTGCGGTGACGCGAGGCCCGACAAGCTGGAGGAGATCCTTGTCGGCCGACACGATCAGGACGGAGGTCTCGGGCTCATCGAGCGCGCGCTTCGTTGCGGTCGCGAGGAGGTCATCGGCCTCGAAGCCCGAGACGCTCCACACGGGGAACCCGTCGGCGATCAGCGTCTCCTTCGCCGTGTTGATCTGATGCCGGAGCGCGGCGTCCGTCTCCGGCCGCTGCGCCTTGTAGGCCGGGTCGATGTCCTTCCGGAACGAGCGGCCCGCGTCGCAACAGATCGCGACGCGCTCGTGACCGGTCGCGAGGGAGCGAATCCGCGCCACCGTCCGCGTGCTCGTGGCGTTCATGTCGGGGTCGGCCTGGCTCGTGTGCCAGATCGGATGAGCGACCGACGAGAGGTCGATGAGAACGACTTCAGACACGTCCCCTCCTTTTCTCCGCGCCACGTCGGAACGCCGTCGCGAGCTGGTCGGTCATCACGCGCCGCCACTCGGCGACGTTGCGCGGCGACGACTCCCAGCGCCCGGCGACCTTCTGGAGCAGGACATCGACTCGGTACTTCGCGCGCGCCTCGCGCTTCCGAGTCCAGCCCCGCAGGGTCTCCGGGCTGCGTCCGATCGCTAGCGCGGTCTCCTCGAGGGTCAGGCGCCGGTGAGCGCCGCCCGTGATGGACACGTTCTCCAGGTGACGGAGCCGAGCCTCGATGTTTGGCTCGCTCGTCTCGACGCGGTCGGCCGCCTTCACGCGACCCTCCGAGGCGTGAACGGAACCGGCGCCACGTCGTCCTCCGCCGGGTCGAGGCTCCCGAACTTGGCGACGCGGGCGAGGAGTGCCGCCGTCCAGGGCCGGATCGAGATCATCAGCGCGTCAACCTCGTCCTGCGTGATGACGGTCTCGACGTTCTTCGGGCCGACGACGAGGAGCATGTCGTAGCAGCGGTCGGCCCCCTTCGCGGGCGTGATCGAGAGGAGCACGCGGTCAGCCACGGCGGCCCCTCCAGGTCTGGAACTCCGCCCACCAGCGACGCGCGGCGCGCTTCCGGCGCCACTCGCGGAGGTTAGTCTCGATCTCGTAGCGCTCGATGAGCATCAGGGCGAAGCACGTCGCGCTGAGGGTGAGGAGGATGACGACGAGGCCGCTCAGAAGCTCGCTCACGAGTCGAGCCTCGCGAGCTGCGCGTCGATGTTGGCGCGGACGCGGAGGAGCGTGACGCGGGCCGAGCGCTCGACGATATGCACGGCTCGGCTCGCCGCGAAGAAGTCGTCAATCGTGGTCCAGGCGTTCAGGTTGCCGTAGGCGGTGACGATTGCCGTGATGGCCTCGGCGCCGCGCAGCCCGGCGTTGAAGGTCACGGTCGCGGCGATGAGGGCGAAGTTGTCGGGCATCGCGCTCACCGGCTCTTCGGCGTCACCTTGACGCTGATGTCCACCCCGTAGCCGCTCTTCGCGTGATCGACCATCGACGACGTGAGCGCCTCCGCGATCTCGGTCTTGCGGGCCGCGAGCGTCTTGGCGAGCGTGGCCGCGATCTGCGGACGGTACGCCTCGAAGGCCGCGACGATCTGGACCTTCGCCTCGGCCCGGATGATGTCCTGAAGCTGCCACTCGATCCACGGGATCGTGTTGTAGCTGGAGTAGTTCTTGTCGGCGTTGCCCTGCTCGTTCACCTTCCGAAAGAGCATTTCGCCGATCAGCTTCGTGATGTGGACGTCGCTCTGCGAGAGCGCCTTCGCGATCTCGACCGCGATGGCCTGCTTTGCGAGTCCGGTGATGTCGATGCCGGTCACCGAAAGGGCGCCGGAAGGGGTCGTTTCGGCCATTGTCGTGTTCCTCTCTGGTTGTGCGGCGGTCAGGCCGCGCGGTTGGCTTCGTGACGGTCGTCAGCGGCGAGTTCGGCGAGGTCGATCTCGGTCTGTCGGGAACAAAATCCGCAACAGTTACAGTCGGTTCCGGTCAGCGCGTCGTCCTCGATCCGCTTGCACGGCTCCTCGCAGACGGAGCAGAGGGCGGGCTCGGTCTCGATCGGGGGCGGGTCGATCGCGAACCGGCTCACGCGGCGACCTTCGCGAGCTTGCCGTCCACGGCGCGATACCAGGTGTCGGCCTCGATGCCGTCCTCGCCGACGTAGCCGACCAGGAAGCGTCCCCGCTTGCCGTCCCACCACGCCAGGACCACGGCGCCGTTTGTCCCGGCCTTGGCCTTGCCGTTGTACGAGAGCGCCGCAGCGTGGCCGGAGTCGCCCGTCGCCGCAGCGTGGCCGGAGTCGCCCGTCGCCGCAGCGTGGCCGTAGTTGCCCGTCGCCGCAGCGTGGCCGGAGTCGCCCGTCGCGATCTTCTCGGCGGTTCCTGCCGGGCGCCGCTCCTTGACGTAGATCGACGCCTCCCACCAGTTGAGCGACGTGAAGACGACGACGCCACGCGGGAACTTCACCTTTCCGCCCAGGTCGATCAGGTCGGCCGCTTCCACCTCGACGACGAGGTAGCGCGACCCGATCTCGCGAGGGACGAGCGAGTAGTCGCCGACGCCCCAGAGGAGCCCGTGGAGTCCGTTGCCGCACTCCTTTGTTGGCTGCCAGTCGGGCGCCTCAACGGGGCCGCTCGTCGGCCACACGAACCCGTTGTAAGACGTGCCGTCGGCGCGGCACGCGCGGAGCACGAGCACCTTCGCCGGAGCGTCCGGCGCAGTGGCCTTCGCGGCCGGTTTCTTCGTGGTCTTCTTCTTCGTGGTCACGGTTTCCTCCGGCGTGTAGCCATCAGCAGGACGTAGATGAGCGCGAGGGCAGTGACGCTCTCGGCAGGGAGTTCGCGGCGCTTCGACTTCACGAGGCGCTCCCGTGGGTGTGGTAGAGGTAGAGCGGTTCGCCCCTCTTCGTCTGGTCCTGTTTGACGATCTCGGCGAAGCCGCCACGGATCACGACGACGCCACGCCTGCCGTTGCCCGGCAGCTTCGTGGTCTCGATGAGGTAGGCGTCCACTCCGGCGATCGACTTCTTGACGAAGAGCGCGACGCCGCAGACCTTGCACGTCGCCGGGATCACGAGCGCTCCTTTAACAAGGCAAGCAGGACAAGTGCGGCGACATCGACTGGCCGCTCGCCAGCGTCGCCGTTGATCTCGACATCACGGTCGATGACCTCTTCGTCGGGTCTCACCCCGATGGCGTTCCACGAGCGCCCGGAGTCATGCGTGAGAACGTACACTTTCTCGCACAGCGGCCTCGCGTCCTTCTCCTCGGGCCGTGGACGGGTCAGCTCGGCCAAAACGTCCGTGAGGTCGAGGGCGCGGACGGGTTCAAGCGGGTCGTTCGGCGGTCCCCCGAAGTCATCGACGAGTCGCCATCCGCCGGCCGTCTCAGATCGGTACCAGACGCGAGACGGGTGTTTCTGGTCCAGCCCCGCTTCCTTGAGCTGCCGGGAGAGGTCGGGAGAGGTGTAGCGGCTCACGGCCGCCCCCCGTTCGGCTGGCACTTCGGGCAGCGGGCGGGAGCGTTGGCCGGCGTCCGGATCTCGTCACCGCAGGAGCGGCAGATCGACCGGACGAGGTCATGCGTGCGGCGCGGGCCGCCCTTCTCGACGGGCGCGCTCATCGGCGACCTGCCGATAGCGCGAGGTCGTGCGCCTGTTTCCGGAGCCGGGCCGCCATCTCGACGGGCACCGGCCCGGTCTTGTGAGCTTCGAGGCCCTCCTCCCAGCGGACAGCCTTCTCAAGCATCAGGCGGGCGGTCTCGACGAGGAGCGAGTCGAACGACGCGCCTTCGAGGATCTCGCGGAGCTTCACCTCATCCCGATGGCTGAGCCCGTGTTCGAGTTCGAGGTTGAGAGCGCTCACGCCGCACCCGCGACGATCCGAAACGATTCGCCGTTCCGCTCGATCAACCAGCGCGATTCGAGGGCGGTGATGGTCTTCGAGAAGGAATTCGGAAGGAGCCCGAGCGGTACCGTCGAGCCGCACTCCTGGGCGATGTCCCAGAACTCGATCCAGCCAGCGGACAGGACGCCCCGCTTGATGTCGGCCTGCCGGACACGTTCAAGGAACGCGAGCACCCGCTTCTGGGCGTTCGATAGCGGTCTCACGCCGCACCTCCCGAGACGCTCGCCCGGATGCCCATGCAGGCCGATTCGAGCGTCGCCACCTCACTGAGAATCGCGCTCCGTTCACGCGCATCGACCCGCCCGTCCGCGAGCGCCTTCCAGAGTTCCGTCGCGACCCGTCCGAGGTCCGCCGTGGCGCCCGCGAGGGCTTCGAGCGGCGCCGACGCGGCACGGTCAGGCGCCGTCGCGTAAACGGAGAGGCCGAGCGGAGTGAGGAGGTGGGTCAGGATCGCGGCAGGGTTCGGAACCTCGCGGAGCGCCTCGAGGGCGACCGCGACGGAGAGCCGGTGCGCTCCCTCGACCTGATCGGTGACCGAGTGCTCCGGGACGATGCCGACGAGCCGGTGAGCGACGCGCATGATGGCGCCGTAGCCGAGCCCGAGCCGGAGGGCGCGCCGGAACGTCTCGGCGGCTTCGGAGTTACGCGCCCAAGTTCCGTTTGCGGAGCAGGTCAGCCGCGCCGCATTGTTCGCCGCGTGCATCACTTGTCCCCCACGATCCGGAAAATCTCGGTCTGGAGGCGCGTCTCGACGGCTTCCGCCCTGCCGAGCTGCCGCGTTACCGCGCGGGCCTCCTCGGTGAGCCGGATCGAACGCCCGTTCAGCCTGTCGCAGTCGTGCCGGGCATTCGCGAGCTTCCTACGGAGGAGCTTGACGCGTCGGTCGAGGGCGTACTCGGAGCCGCTCACGAGATCACCTCGAAGTCGAGAGCCTCGCGGACGTGCTCCTTACAGAGCGGGCGACCCTCGACCGAGAGAGCCACCACGGTCATGCAGCGCATCAGGATGCCGTCGCCGAGATCCTGGACGAACGAGCAACGGGCGGCGGGCTTCGAGCTCGGAGCGCCGCCTTGGAGGACGGCGAGGGCGTCGACCTGGCGGTCGAGGCGCTCGGAGTAGGAGCGGTAGGCGAGGCGGCTCACGCGGCCTCCTGCGTCTGGAAGTGAGGGAGATTCGTGCGAAGAACGGTGACGGCTTCAGAGACGGGGGCGCGGACGGCGCCGATGTTCGGGAGCGCCGCGAGGAGCGCGTCGGCTTCTTCGAGGTGCCTCAGCGCTGCGGCGACGTTCTGCGCCGCCGAGATCGGCTCGCACGAGAAGCACTTGCCGTTGCCCTTGATGCAGCGACCGCAGAGGAGCATCCCGCAGCAGCGGGACCGCTCGCGGGGAGCCGGGACGAACTTGCCCGCACGCAGGCGGTTCATCACGGACGGCTGGGCCGCGCCGCACTGTTCGCAACCGGTGCGGCTCATGCAGCCCTCGCCAGCGACCGCTTGACGATCGCGTTAACCAGGTCGGAGAAGGTGTCGTTCTGGGCTACGGCGCGGGCTTCGAGTCCCGAGATGACGGCCGGATCGAACCGGACGCCCCTCGCGATCTTGCGCGGCGCCTTGACGCGTCGGGCGGAAGGTGAGGAGGAAGGTGCTCTTTGCGACATGCAAAGAAGATAGGACATGCTTTGCGTCATGTCAAGGGATTTTGTGCACTTAGTTTCGGAGGCGGTCTACCTTTGCCCGGTGCAAAGCTGGTCGAAGATCGCTCCCAAGGTCCGCGCGCTCTCGGGAGCGTACCTGGATCGTACCCGAGAGAGCGACGACGACGCGCAAGTGATTCCGCCTCAGTAGGTTAGGTCGGTCGCGTTTCCTGCCCGTAGCTCAGAAACGAGCGGCGAAGGGAATCAGCGAAACCGTTGCAGCGTCACGGGTTAACCGTTCCGACAGAGGGCCATCGCGTGGCGTCATTTGGGCGTAACGTACCCGATTCGTACCCGGTTATGCGTGGCCCCTGTTGTAGCTGTCCGAGTAGTTCCAGGCGTAGGCCGGCGGCCCCTCGACGAGCGCTGGACTCCCGACCACGCTCGCGAACGGAATCACCGTCACCTCGTGGAGCCAGCCGTCGGTGTTGGTTCCTCCGGAGGCAGTCGGTCCGGGCCAATCCGTCCTACGGACGGTGCCAGAGGCGAGCGAAGACCACGAGAGCGAGTAGTCCACACCGAGCGCGGGGTCGATTGCTGGCACCACGCGCCCGAGCGCCTTCCCGGTCGCCGGCATCACCCCTCCGTCTACGGTCACGGTTGCGCCCGCCGAGTCCTCGACGAGCCCGGCGAAAACGCCGAACGCCGACACACCATGATTCCATCGGACGAATTCGAGCCATTGGATTTCGTTGAATCGCACGGCGAGCGGCAGACCTGCCGAGATTTGCGTGATCCGCCATTTGTCCCGCGCGGTCGAGTAGAGTTGCGGATCCCACTCGATCGTCACGTCGTTGAGCTGGAGGCTGTACTTGTCGTAGCAGGTGCCACCCCGAACTGGCGCGTTCTGCGAGGCGGCTTGCGGCTCGTAGTCCACCACCATCGACGTCACCTTGCAGAGTGTCTGCGTCGGGCGAACCCATGCCGCGCCGTCCCAAAACTCGGCGGCCCACTCGCGGCCTTGACCGATCCCGTCTCCGGTGCCGGGCACGTTCGTGGCGTAACCCGTGGTCCCGACCGTGCCGACCGTGCTCTTCCGTGGATAGAACTCCAGGCCGCCCGAGCCTCCTGGCGTCCGGATCGTCAGGCGCACGCCACAGAACGCTTTCGGCGCCGCTGTGATGTCGAGCGTTGCGACCGTCGTCCCTGACGACGGGTAAGTGCTCGACTGGAAAGCAGCCGCCTAGAGATCCCCGTCGTTGATCTTGCTGAGGTCGTACCCTGACTCCACGTTCGCGAGCGCCCAATAGCTAGACCCGTAGCGCGACGTGGCGTCGTAGACGCAGCCGAGCTGCCAGCTCGCCGTGTCGGTCGCGTGATCGACACTGACCATCCGCACCGGCTGAGGCGTGTCGAGTGCCGAGACGGAAGCCGTGTGCGTCACCGCGACGCCAGTGCTCTTCGCGCCCGTAATCGAGACATTCTTGATCGTGATCTAGAGGGTCTTCGTGAGCCCGTCTGTCGCGAGCACAGCGAACGCCGAGAGGTCCACGCAGACCTGACCGACGCCGGCCGACACGACGGCGATCACGGTCCCGGAGCCGTTCGTGATCTCGACGTGGTGCGAGGATGGATAGATGACGCTCGTGTAGAACTGGAGTTCGTAGAGGTCTTCAGAGCCGGCCGTTGACGAGCCCTTGCGGACGCGCCAGTAGCGGTGAGCGCTCGGAGGAGTCCACTCCGCCCGGAAGCCGTAGGGCGCGGGGGAGAGGAGGGCCGCGCGGAAGTCCGCCGTGACCGCCGTCCATGCCGAGTCGTCGTCGGAGAACTCGATCGGCCAAGTCTTCGTTCCGCCGGCCGCGAGGACGATCCGGGCCGCCGTGAACGCCTTACCCGTGGTTGCGTCGAGCCGGAAGGTCGTGTCCGCCGCGCTCGCGAAGGTGCCAGCGCTCACGTTCTCGACCGCGTCGTTTACCTTTGCCGTGTCGCCGCTCGTGACGTTCGTGAGGCTCCACGCGCCGGAGCCGTAGAGGGTCGCCGTGTCGAGCGAGCGAGCGGGATACCAACAAAGGATGAAGTTGTCGTCGATCGTCGGCTGGGTCACGTCCGGGACGGTCGCGTCTCCGCCGCCGATACCGCCGCCGTCGCCGCCTCCCCCGCCGCTCTCGCCCCCGTCCGTTTCCTCGGTCCAGAGGTCGGTCGAGTATTCGAGGAGGTCGAGACCCACGGTCCCATCGTCGTTCCGCCGGAAGCCGATCACGCTGAAGTCGCGCGCCGAGAAGCCGAGCGCCGAGTCGGTGAGCTGGATGCGGTCGCCCACCTCGAGGACCATCCATTTCGGCTGAACGACGAGGCTCACGGCCAGGTCGTGCTCGATCCCGTTCAGGATGTAGATCGCATGCCGCCGGGCCTGCTGCGCCGTCTGGCAGCCGTGCAGCGGATAGGCTGAGCCCTCGCGGATCGGTAGCCCGGCTTCCACCTCGGCCCCCTGAACGGACACCGGCTTCGTCTTCCATCCGTCGTCCGGGTCGGTCCACTCGACGGTCACCCGGTTAGGAGCGTCGAGGAGGCCCGCAGTCGTGCCGCGCCGGCAGACCGGTTGCCCGACGATGTCTTCCTCGAGGATCGAGCCGGAGACCGATCGGGGCCGGTTGACGACGAGGGAATACGTCCCGTTCGTCTCCTGCCAGCGCCCGCCGAAGTGCAGGCCGATGGTCCGCTCGCAGTCGCGCATCGAGCGCCGTTCCTGCCCGGTGAAGACCATGCCGAAGGAGAAGCGCGGGAGCGCGCTGATCTGCTCGTCACACCAGTCGGCGGCCTCGCAGACGGATCGCCAGTTGACCGACGTGGACGCCACGCGCCCCGCGAATTCCGCCGTCTTGAGGTCCGCCATCGCGAGCGCCGGGTTCGTCGAGTAGGCCGTCGTCGGGTTGATCGCAGCGCCGCTCGTGTAACACGGGCCGGCCGCCGTCGCGTTGATCTCGATTCCGGCCCGGAAGACTTCGAGGACGGTCGAGTCCGGGACGCCGGCGAGGGCGATCGCGCACGCGCCACCCGAGGCGCCCGCCGCGAGGGTCACGGTGAAGCGCCGCCAGACGGTGTCCACGGTGATCGAGGAGGTCGCGTCCTCGGCGTTGCGATGAGCCCGGAGCGTGAGCGCGAGCGTTCCCGAAGCGACACGGAGCCACACGGCGACGCTCACCGGATCGGTCGATGCGGGCGTTGCCGCGCCGTCGTGGGCGATCGAGTGAGTCCCGGCGCCCCACGTCCAACGCCCGGCTCGCGTGCCGCCGAAGGGGTCCGCGACGCTCGTGGCGACCGTCGGAAAGGTGCCGTCATCATACCAGCCGGAGGCCTCGGTGTAGAGGTCCGAGTCGGCGATCTGGTTCTCGCGCGGGTCGTAGAGCTTCCTGCCCTTCACGGTGAACTTCGGGAAGCTCACCTCGCCACCGGAGAGCGTCAGGGCGTAGGAGGCGACCGCGTAGGCCACGCCGGGAAAGCCGCTCGTTTCACCGAAGACGGAGGACAGCGTCGAGCTGACGGTCTGACTCGTCGTCCCGTGGTAGCACTCGAAGCTGTCCCACGTCCGCGAGAAGCTCGTGTCGCTCGTGCGGTCCCCGTAGTCGTCGTAACCATAGCTCTCGACGCGGACCACCTTCTCGATCTCGCCGTGGCCGAGGGAGTAGCCGATCACGACCGCCGAGCCGTCCGCGTTCGTCCCGAGGTGTGTGATGAGCCCGCTGTACTGAGCGCGCCCGTAGGCGATCGGGAGGTAGCCGCCGGCCGCGCTGATCGTCTGCGAGCGCGCGTCCTGCGGCGACTGGACGATGCCGGCGGGGCCTGGGATGACCGGAGGCGTGTCGTCGGAGCCCGGCTGGCCGTGCTGGAGAGGCCCGGAGGAGATGCCGCCGTTCGTGATCGGGCTGCCGTTGCCGACCTGTCCGCCGACGTCGTGGCTGTCGCCCATTCGCCCGAAGCCCGGCCGCGTGACGATGTCGGTCCCGATGCCGGGCTCGACCCACTCGTCCGTCCCGAGGACGGGGTTGTAGACCCACGGCATCAGGCCACCGGGCTTTCGCCGATGCACTCGACGAGCTGAAGCGTCAGGTCGAACCGACCAGGATCATTCCGCGCCGTCGCGAAGGGGTCGCCAGCGAGGAAGCGAGCCATGAAGAAGCGCTGGCCCGTCCATTCAAGCGAGAGCACGTCATTCGAGGCGGGCGCCACGTCCCATGTAACTTTCTGACGCCCGAACGTGCCGGTTCCGAGAGTGCCCGTGAAGCGCTCGCATTCGAGGACGGCGGCGGCAGCGGGAGCGACCTAGAACGTGACCTGACGGAAGGCGCCGTTATTCGCCCAGGTGTGCGCCGCGCCGTCGGAAGAGCCGCCACGGAACAGACTGATTTCTCCCGTCGGAGTCCCGGCGTCCAGCGGGAGGTCGAACGCGGTCGCGACGCCGTCTCCAGTGCCGTACTGTGTGCGCGCCAGGAGTTCCGTGTAACCGTTCCGGCGAAGCACGAGGCCGGCGCCGGCGTCTGTCGGATAGAGGAGCTGAAACTCAGTTGTCACGCCGTCGCCAGTTCCGTACTGCGTGATCGGCCAGTGGCGCTCGCTGTCGAAGTCAAAGAAGACGAACGACTCATAGGGGCCGTTTCGCGCGAGCCAGAACGAATGGAGAATCTGAAGCTCGTTCAGGCTCGACGAGAGGTCCGCCCACTTGAGTTGCCAGGTGAACGGGGCCGCCGTCGAGAGGAGGCGCCGCTGCTCTTTACCCTAGCGTCCGGTCGTGACCTGCACGGCGGGTGCCGCCTGTTTCGCGGAGTACGGCTGGAGCGGCGGATAGGCGCCGGGATAGGCGCCGCCGGTGCAGAACGGGAAAGTTGCTGTCGTCAAGTCAGCTCCTCAGAATGCCGGGATGGTGGCGACTCCGCCGTTCCATTCGATGCGCGAGCCAGCCTTCGGGATGAAGCGCTCGCCCCCGAAGCGTGCCGTGTTGCTCTTCGAGGTGCAGTCCGCGAAGGAGCGGTCACACGTCGTGTCACCGCCCGCGTAACCGCAGAGCGTGCCCTTGAAGATCCGATACGGGCAGCGCGGCCCCACCTCGACGGAGGGGAGCTTGAGCGCGTTCGCCTGCGAGTGCGGGACGATGGAGAACGAGAGCTTCTCGCTGGTCCACTGCGGACGGTCGAGCTTGCCGGAGACGAGCGTAACCGTTTCCTGAATGGTCGTACTGGTCGGGGACGAGGCGTCGAACCAGAACTCGTAGAGCGTCACGTCCACGAACCTCGAGGAGCCCGTGAGCGCCTCGACGGCGGCCTGGATCACGTTGTCGATGTTCTAGAGCGTCACGGTCGCCGTCGAGATCGCCGTCTCAGTCTGGCCTACGCCAGTGACCTGAATCGAGATGTCCGGGCTGTAGTCGTTCCCGGCGTAGGTCAGCGTGCGCGGCGAGTCCGTCACGCGGAGGTGCGTCGGGAAGGCGATATCGACCGCCCAGTGATACCGGAGGTTCGTGTCGCCCGCGTGGAGCGTGCGGTAGCTCAAGCGGTCCTCGTCGCCATCTCGCCGCCGTAGGTCCGGAGGCCCGAGTAGGAGAGTCCGCCGCCGCCGTTCGTGGTCGAGCCGCCGCCGGGCGAGACGGCCTGCGTGTTGAGCGCCTGCATCATGCGATCGGAGAGCCGGTCGAACACGGTCGCAAGTCGCGAGGCCGATGCGGTCGCCGAGTCGAACGCCGTGGAGGTCGCCGTGATGTTCGCGGGGAGCGGAGTCAGAACGCCGTTCACGTCGGTGAACAGACGCTTGTTCGCCTCCATCACGTCGGGGAGGCCCGCGTTCGCGCCGACGACGGCGGTCTCCTCTTCCTTGATCTTCTGCTGGGCGACGCCGTTGACCCAATCGAGCATGGCGATCAGGGAGTTTGCGACGGCGGTCCGGTCCGGGCTGTCGGCGCCGTAGAGGTTGAAGAGCGCGCCCGCGTCGGCCTGGATCTTCGCGACGAGTTCCTTGACGCGCGAGGGGTCCGACGTTCCGAGAAGCTCCTGCTGGAAGCCCTCCATTTCCTTCTGGAGGAAGCTCTTCTGGCCTTCGGTCCCGAGGAGGCTGTAGCGGATTCCGCGCTTCTGATCCTCGATCGACGAGTTGATGTCCTTCGCGAGCTGCATCAGGTTCGTGAGGTACTGCCGCTGGTCCTGGTAATACTGATTGGCGAGCCCGAGGAGCGCTTGCGCCTTCTGGATCTGCGCGTCGCCCGTGTAGTTCGCGAGCTCGGCGGAGAGATCCTTGAGGTTCTGCGCCCGCTCCATGAAGCCCGACACGGCGGTCTTGCTCTGCTCCGACGTGATGTCGGCGAGCGTCGCGTCGAGACTCATGCCGAGCTTGTCCTTCGCCTGTCCGAAGCCGGAGACGAGCCCAACGAGGGAGGTCAGGTACTTGAGGAACTCCTCCGGCTCCTTCTGGTCGATCTGAGAGCCGATCTCCTTGATCTTCGCGATGGTGAAGCCGAGGCCCTGAAGCCAGTTCGTGACGACGGTGTTCTTGAACTCGCCCTTGCCCTGCGCGAAGTCATCCGGCCCAAGTCGGGCCTGTCCGGGAGTCTCGTAGCCGTAGTGACCGGCCCCGCTGATCCCAGGAAGATTTTGGCCGTTGATCCAGTGCTCGCCGAAGAGCTGATGGAGCATTTCGCGCGGGACAATTCCCCCGAGAATCAGGTTGAGGTTCTTCTGGATGTCCTCGTTGCTGCCCGCGTGGGCCTCGAAGTTGATGCCCTTGACGTAGTCGCCGATGACCTTGTTGATCTACTTGGCGAAGACGCCGCGCCCCTCCTCTCGTGTCGAGCCGAAGAGATCCACGAGGGAACCGGAGATTGCGTCGCGCGTTGAGAGGATTGATCCGCTCGCCTAGTCGCGGGACTGCGAGTTGACCTTGCCGCCCTCCACAAAGACATGCTTCTCGGTGTTCGACGACGAGAGGATGCCGACGACTCCGCCAACGATTGCGCCGACGATTGCGCCGTAGATCCCGGCGCTGCTTCCTACCGTCGCGCCGGCCGCGAGAGACCCGACCACGGAGGCGAGCATCTGCGTGTAGGCAGCCACCGCGAGGGCGCCAATCGCGCCGCCGATGGCCGCCCCCGTGGACCAGCCAGGAGCGCCCGACGCCGAGCCGACTGCGGAACCTACGCCGAAGCCACCGATGCCAGCGCCCGCAAATCCCACGACACCGCCGCCACCGAAGCTGGTAACTCCACTCCCTGCGCCGCTTCCGCTGCCGCTCCCCGTGACCGACGCCTTCCCGGTGATGGCGTTCCGTTCAATCCCGAGCTTCGTCATCAGCCAGCTCTGGAGGATGTCGCTGAAATACTTCGCGAAGATCGACGCGATGCTCTTCCCGAAGCCCTCGACGGTGCCCTTGAGGCCCTGGAAGTTTCCCGTGAGGACGTTAGTGAAGACGTTCGTGAAGAGCTGCCCTTGCGCCTGCCAGATGCCGCCGACGAGGTCGGCCGTGGCGTGAACGATCGTAGGCGCCTTCGCCTTGATCTCCGAGAAGCCGAGGAGGAACCCGTCGGCAACAGTAGTGCCGTCCTTCGCGAGCTTCTGCGCGAGCTGGCCGTAGGCGTCCTGAATCGTGATGGCGCCCTCGCGAGCCTTCGTCACGAGGACGCCCCACATCGCGCCCCAGTCGTTCTTCTGGCCGGTGTTGAGGAGCGTCTGCCTTTCCGCCGTGTCCTTGTTTATATCCCGGATCGCTTCGGCCGCCGCGAGAGTGACGCGCACCACTTCGCTGTCGGTCTTCGCGAAGCTCACGGCAACCTTGAGTTCCGTGTCGATTCGGTCGAGCGCCGTCTTCTGCTCCACAGCGAGACGGGACTCCGCCGTCGTCGTCGTGTACTTCAGGATGCCGTCCATCGCCGCGTTGTACTTCTTCGCGGCCTCTTCCTGGAGCTTGCCGATGTCGTTCTCTTTCGCCGTGTCGCCGAGCTTCTTCAGCTCAGCGATCATCGGGGAGGCGAGCCCGGCCTTGCCCATCTTCTTTTGCCACTCGTCGAGCTTCAGGTTGAGTTCACCGTACTTCTTGTCGATGTCGGCGAGGCCCTTCTCGTAACCCGTGAGCCCTGCGGAGGCGAGCCCGAGCTTCGCCGATGCGGCGAACTTCTCGAAGCTCTCCGTGAGCTTCTTCTGTTCGTCGGTCATCTGCTTGATGACGGTGCTCGTGGTCGCGAGTTCGTGGTGGAGATTCGAGTCGGCGTCGCCGGTCGCGTCCATCGCGCCGATGAGGTTCGTCCACGACTTGACCTGCGCGTCAACCTTCGTGTTGATGTCGCCCACCACCGAGGCGTACTTCTTCGCCGGTTCGGTGTTGGAGAGCGCGACGCTCGCCCTGTTGAGCGAGTCCGCCCACTCGGCCATTCCCGAGCCGAGGATCGGGATCTTTGACATCTTCTCGGCCGCCTCGCTCGCGTAGGCGAGGATGCCGGAGAAGAGCGTCGCAAACCGCCCCTTCATCTGCTCGAACGGGTGCGCGATCTCCTCCGCGATGTAGAGCGCCGCCCTCTGGATCACGCCGAACGCCTCGACCGCGACTATGCCGACCGATCGGAACACGTCGCCCCACGTCAGGCCGTTCGAGGCGAGGCCCTCCGTGATCTTCCCGAAGAATCCCTTCGTGGTCTCCCATGCCATCGAGAAGACGCCGGCCACGCTGTTGCCGACCGCCTTCAGCGAGTCGATCAGCCCCTCGTTGAAGACGAAGCTCTGGCCCTCGACGTGGCCGAAGAGCCCGGAGATTTCGCCGAGGACGCTCTTGATCGTGCTGTACAGTTCCTCGACGCCCTGCCCCATCGCCTGCGAGATGAAGTCCTTCACGTTCGAGATGAGGCCCGTCATCGACTGCGACGCCTTCTCGCCAGCGATCGCCATCGAGTCCGTCTTCTCGCGGAGGAGGTCCATGAGGCCACCGGAAGCCGCGAGGGTGCGGACCTGCTCGCCCGTGATGTTGAGCCCCTGGAGGAGGCGCGAGCGCGCGAAGTCGCCCTCGAAGAACTGGCGCATCTCGATCCCGAGTTGAGCCATCGGCACGCCGAGCGCGCCGGCAGCCTGCGTCAGCCGCTGCGTCGCCTCGACCGTGTCGGTCATGGCGATCTTCCCGCGAAGCATCGGGCCGACTCCGACCTGGTACGCCTCGACCATCTGCTCGTAGGAGGCCGTCGTCAGGAGCGCCGCGTTCTTGAGCTGCTCCTGGACGCGAGTCGCGTCGGCCTGGGCTGCCGTGAACTTCTGGACGCCTTCGAGCGCCGCGCCGTTCGCGCCCGTGTACTTCTGGAGCGTGCCGAGCACGGAGGCGATGCCGAGATTCGTGTCCTCGAGGGTTCGGTTGAAGTCGAGCCCGTCCTTGATAAGCGCGCCGAAGCCGAAGCCCGCGCCGAGCACGCCAACGGCCGACAGTAGCGAAGAGGTGAGCCCCGACAGCGCTCGATCCACGTTGCCGAGCACTCCTGACGCCTGATCCTCCGCCTAGAGGACAATCTTCTCGGTGTACTCGCCCACGTTCCTCCCTTACCTCTTCTTCGTCTTCCGCTCTTGTTCGAGGCGCTGGCGTTCGCGCTCCTCGCCCCAGAGGTTGAGTCGTTCCGCTTCGAGCTGCTGAATCATCGGGAATGCCATGTCCCACGCTTCCGGGTCGATCGAGCGGCCTGCCGTGTAGTCGAGCCCTGTCGGCCCGTCGAATCCCATTCGCCACTGCGTCGAGGCCCGTTGGAACGCGATCCACGCCAGCCGGGCCTTCGGTGAGAGGACGGGTTCGGCTCGCTGCCGGTCCTTCTCGCAGAGGGGTGAGCCGGTGACCGCACAGATCCCCGGCATCCCGAATTTGCGCCGCCCGAGGTCGTGACAGCCGGTGCCGTTCGGCCGACTGTCGCACGAGATGGGGAGGCCCTTGAAGCCCCCCCACTCGCGCCGGGCGTAGGTTAGGAGTTTCCCAGCTCTTCCTCCGACTCCTTCTGAGCCTCGTCGTTGAGCTTCTGCGACGCCTTCAACACGGCGGCCTTCGTCTTGTCGCGCGTCCAGAGGATCTCGTCGAGCGCCTTCGGGTCGCCCGGCTTGTCGGAGCCCTTCGACGTCCACGATTCCACGACGGCCTTCGCGCACTCGATCTCGATCCGGGTCACGGTCGCGCTCGAGATGCGAGCCGCCGCGACTTCGTGCGTGCGGCCGACGCGCTCGGTTGCGAGCGTGCGGATTCGATCGGTGAGCGGCTTCACGGTGAACGTGTCGCCTCCGGAGGTTACTGTTACGGTTTCCATTCCCTTGTGGCCTTTCTGCGCTGAGCGCATGAGGCCGCCCCCTTCGGGCGAGCGGCCTCCCGGTGAATCGTCAGTAGGTCGCGATCGGGCAGAGCAGCGTGGTCTTGAGCTGCGTGGCCGCCGTGGCGTCCTTCGAGGCGGTGAACTCGTAGTCGATCATGATCGGGCCGTCATCCTTGGCGACCGGATCGCGCTGCTTGAGGAGGATTCGCGGGAGTTCGATCTTCAGGCTCGACGTGCCGCTCGTCCACTTCAGGTCGATGCTCGTGAACGTGGAAGCGCTCGCGAGGGTGTAGTGAGTCAGGTCCTCGAAGAGGACGGTGATCGAGCCGGTGACGGCCTGCCGTCCGCGCGTGATGGCGTACCGATAGCCGCTGTTACCGACCGTGTAAATCTGCTTCTTCAGCCGGTTGTCGATGTTGAACTTGACCGCCGTGATGACGGCCGAGTCTGCGCCGTTGAAGTTCACGTCGGCCGCCGCGATCTGGAGGTGATGGAACGGCGTGTCCGTCGTGTAGTCGGTCGTCGAGGCGTCGAACGGGCTCGTTCCGACCGTGGTCTTCTTCCCGGCGAAGCCGACCGTGGCGAGGAGGAAGCCCTCCGGCGACACCTCGATTCCGAGCGTGTCCGCCGTGCCGCCGAGGAGGCACTTGTATTCGTCCGTCGCGAGGTTGAAGTAGGTCTCGACGGAGAGCGTTGGGAGAGCGCCCGTGGTGGTCTTGAAGACGTGCGTGTACGGGTCGCCCGCGCCGGTCGTGGTCGGCGCGCCCTGAAACGCCTTGAAGATGAGGCCCGCGCTCTTGGGGGTGAGGTAGTGCCGGAACGTGCCGCCTGCGTCGATGAGCCCGTTGACCGAGTCGCGCGAGTTGGCGTCGCCCCCGAAGCTCTCGTTCTGCAACTGATTCTGAGTGCCCGAGAGCTCCTCGCCCATCACGGCGATGTCGAACCCGTCCGTTGCGACGGTCCCGAACGCCTACTCGAAGCCGAGGGTCAGTTTGCTGTCGATGCCCTGCCCGATTGCCATAGTTCAGTGCTCCTTTGAGTCCGCGCTCAGGCGAACATCTGCGTGGTCTGGTAGAGGCACACGTAGCCGGCCGCGCCGCCGTTCGGTGCCGTTGGGTTCGGATCGTCTTCGAGTCGTTCGGTCTGGAGCATCAGGTAGACGCTCGTGCCGCGCGCGTCGTTCCCGATCGTGGTCGAGCGGAGCGCCCGGAGCGCCTCGACGAGCTCGAAGAGCCCGCCGGATCGCGTCTCCATGTCGGTCGCCGAGCGGAGGGACGTCCCCATCACGACGATTCCCCAGCGCTCGCGCCCGATGGTCAGCGTCTTGTTCCCGATGAGCGGCGCGCCGGGCGAGCCTCCGCCGATGGAGCCGCTCTCCCAGCCGTCGTAGACGACGCAGGCGCCGTCCCGAAGGGTCGCGAAGGCGTCGCGGTAGCTCCGCGCAGTCTTGACGTCCTTCCCGCTGAAGGCCGCGAGGCCCGAGATCGCCGAGACGATGGCGGCTTGCCTGGTCGTGATGCTCAATCGTCACCTTCGGCGAGCAAGGCCCGCCAGCGTCGCCCGATGGCTTGGAGATCGGCGCGGGTCCACGTCAGGTACGGTCGCGCCGTGATCTTGACCGACTCGACGAGGACGAAGAGCGGCCGGATTGACCCGCGCGAGAGCTTCTGGAAGACGATGGGTCGCCCGCTTCGCCCGCGCCAGATGAACGTGTTCGGGAAGTCCCGAGGCCCCTTCGTGCGGCGCTCCGAGACGGTGAGGGTCGGGAGAGGAACGGCCAGATATCGACCACGGGTCGGTCGAATTACGCCGCCTCGGTTCTGGATGCGCGAGTAAACGAGCGGGGAGCCCACTACAACGTCACTGCCGGTGACCTGGTAGACGAGGGAGGACGCGAGGCGGCCCGTGTCACGTAGGGGCTGCCCGCCGCGCGCAACGGCTGCCCAGCCGGGTCCGCTTGCGGCGAAGCGCTTCGGCGCCGACGTGAACGCCATGTAACGCCCGGCCTCTTCGAGGAGCGCGCGGGGATTCTTCGCCTTCTAGGCGATGCCCGAGAGCCGCTGCCGCATCTTCTCGCAGCCGCCCGAGCCCGAGAGGGAGAGCAGGGGAAGAGTCAGAACGTCACCATATCGGCGCCGTCGGAGTCCATGCCGAAGATCCTCGGCTCGGAGCCCGCGATCCCGTCCGTGTCGGTCACCGTCGTCTCGGGAGTCGCGGCGCCGGTCAGCGAGCCCTTCCCGTCGCGGATCGCCTTGAGCCATTCGAGGGCGCGGTCCCGGTCGTCCCGGATCGACGAGTAGGCTTCGGCGAGGAGCCGGTCCTGGAAGAGCCCGTAGAGCACGAGCGCGACGGCGTGCGGCTTGATGGCCGCGAGCACCGCCGCCGGCCCGGTGACGGGGGTCGTGTAGCGCGAGAGGAGGTAGGAGTCGATCAGCCCCTAGACGGAGTCGATCTCGTTCCCGATCCTCGTCGAGTCAGGCGTGGAGCCCGAGTCCGCCGTCAGCTCGGCGAGTCGCGTGCTGTTGAAGGAGGCGACCACCTCCGCCGACGACGCGTAGGCCACGGGTTACGGCACCGCCGCGAAGAACGACTCTCCGGGCTTCGCGTTCCGGATCATCAGATCGGCGAGTTCTTCCGGCTTGATCAGCCCCTTCTTCGCGAGAATCGCGACGACGGAGGCGACAAAGTCGGGGACGTGCGGAATGAGGGCGACGAGGAGGGACGCAAACACGTTAGGGCCTCGCTTTCAGGAGCGTCACGAGTTGGACGATCGCCATCCCGGCGCGGACGGCGTCCGAGATGATGGTGCCAGGGGTCGCGCCGGAGCTCGACGCCCTGAGCGCGAACGTCGCGGCCTGGAACGCCTTCTGATAGACGGAGTAGGCGTCGAGGATCTTCGACTTCGTCGCGTTGTCGATCTGGCCCGCGCGGTACATGTCGCCCGCCGTGGTCATCGCGGTCTCGACGCTCGTCTGGATGGTCGCCAGGGTGTTGTAGGCGATCCGTTCGGGCGGCGTCTACGCGCAGCCGACGGAGACGAGGAGGACGACGACGAGGAGCCCGGCGATTCGCCGGTCAGCGCGCCTCACTTGCGCCCGCCGATGCTGGGCGCGTCGAGCTGCATCCCGGAGTCGGTCGAGTCACCGGAGGCGCCGCCTTCGGGCGTGCCGGCCGCCGCGTCGCGCTGCTTCTGAATCCAGCGCTCCATGTCCTTCGCCGTCATGTTCCGGAAGGTGTCGTCCCGCTTGCGGAGTTCGCCCGCGAAGAAGCCAGCGAGCGCGAGTTCCTTCGAGGTCGGGATCAGGTTGCAGAGGAGGGCGATGCGGACGACGATTCCCCGGTCGCTCTGCTGATCCTGCGTGACGCTCCGCCACTTCGAGAAGCGGGCGCCGCCGACCTGGTTCCCGGCGAAGTCGAGGTAGTCGCCCTGCGAGAGATGACAGGCGCGGAGCTCGTCCTGAGCGTCCTGGAGGGAGCCGACGTAGGGCAGCTCACCGCCCTCGACGAAGTTCCCGCGATGCCGGAAGCCCTCCGGGTCGCGCCCGTTGAGGTTGGAGGCGTTGCGGTCGGCCTCGTAGATGTTCTCGGCGACGGGTCCCTGGCTGAAGTCTTCGGACATGCGTTCTCCTGGTGTCAGCGGCTCGCGCCGCAGGTGGTAGAGATGACGGCAACGGCGCGCCCCGTGCCGGCGTAGAGGAAGGAGCCGGAGCCTCGCGTCACGAGGACAGGCCCGAGCGAGGGGTCGAGCGATAGGACGGGAGTCGCCTCGCGGTAGAGGGTCGAGCCGACCCACGACCAGGCCACGCCGTTCAGGAGCGTCAACGCCTGCGGGTTGCCGGGGAGCGGGAGCACCGAGCCGATCCGCGAGCCATCCGCGCTCACGATGCGTCGACCGTTGACGGTGCCGACGACGAGCTGATCGCCCTCGATGCCGACGCTCGTGGCGAGGAGGCCCGAGAGCGTCGAGACGGACGCGCCGTCGCGCACGATCACGAGGTCGCCTCTGAGCGTGACGTAGGCCGCCCAGCGACCGGAGGTCACGAGCGAGCGCTCGACTCCCCCGCCGGGTCCGATCGCGACTCGCGGGAGCACGCCCGTCCCTGCGAGATTTGCCGCCCAGAGGGCCGTTCCGGCGAGGGAGAGGCCGACGTAGCGCCCGCCGATCGTGACGACGCCTACGCCCCCCAGCGCGCGCGGAGGCGCCCATTCCGCGACGTTGCGGCTCGACGCGTCGAGGACGAGCGTGCCGTGATTGTCGGTCTTCCATGCCGCGACGATCCGCGCCCCGTCGTCGGAGGCGCCGATCGCGCTCACCGTCTGTTGCCCGTCGCCGGTCCGGGTGTAGCCGGTGCGGCCTTCGAGATCCCAGGTCGCAAGGCGCGACGATGAGCCGAGCGCGAAGACGCTGATCCCGTAGGCTTCCCTGACGTAGAGCTTGCCGCCCGCGATGGCGAGGGAGTCGGCGTAACCGCTCGGAAACTTGCCGCCGGGTGCCGTGATCGTGGTCGAGAGCGAGGCGCACGCGCCGGAGGGTGTAGGCGCCGGAGTCGGCGTGGTCGTGACGACCGGTGTCGCGGTTGGACACGGGCAGACGCACTGCGCTGCCGCGCCGCACGAGACGAGCACCGTCGCGACGAGGACGAAGACCACGGCGAGAATCGAGACCGCGAGATCGGGCTTGCGCCTCATGTTAGAAAAGCCGCGAATACGTCACCCCGTAAGTCGTCCTGGTGTAGTCGATCTAGGCGTTTCCGCTCGCGTGGAACCGCCAGAGTCCGCCCCACGCCGCGAGTCGGTTCTTGCCGAACTGGAGGCGAGCCGAGAGCCGCTCACCGTCGAGGTCGTTCGACCGATCCGAACCCGAGAAGACGTGCTCGAAGAGAATCCGAGCCGGGCCGACATCACGCACCGGAAGCTCGATGCCGATCGCCGCAACCGGTCGCCACGAGTCCTTCGTCCACTCCGGCGCGATCGTGCGGGACCAGTGCGCGCCTCCCCCGACGAGGAAGGCGCCAAGCGCCGTGTAGACGTTCGCCCCTCCGCCGTAGGAGTAGCCGCTGGCCTCGCTGTCCTTCCGGTTCGGACTGTAGTCAGCCGAGATTTCGGAGCGGAAGTGCGGGGCGTCGTACTCGACGCCCATGCCAGCGGAGAAAGACGGGCTCGTGTAACCGAGCCCGGAATTGTCGCCGATACCGATAGAGGTCACGCCCCGCACCTGCGCGCCGAGCGCGAAGACGCTGATCCCGTAGGCTTCCCTGACGTAGAGCTTGCCGCCCGCGATGGCGAGGGAGTCGGCGTAACCGCTCGGAAACTTGCCGCCGGGTGCCGTGATCGTGGTCGAGAGCGAGGCGCACGCGCCGGAAGGTGTCGGCTCTGGCGTCGGGGTTGCCGTGACGGCAGGGGTCGGCGTCGGGCACGGGCAGTTGCACTGTGCCGCCGCGCCGCACGAGACGAGCACCGTCGCGACGAGGACGAAGACGACGGCGAGAATCGAGACCGCGAGATCAGGGCGACGTCTCATATCAGTACCCCAGCACCGTCTGCCATTGGATTGCTGCCTCCGTGTTCCCAGCCGCCGAGTAGTGGACGCCGTCCAGGGTCATCGTCGCTCCGTTGTCCGAGCCTTTGACCCACACCGCCTCGTCAGGCCCGACACGGGTGAACGCCCGCGCGGCGACGATCGTGTCAATCCATCCGTGGAGCACGGCGGCCCGGGCGTCGTACCCGACCATCCACGGGCGCATCAGGTAGACCAGCGCGTTGGGCGCCTTCGCGTGGACCTTGTCGATGATCGCGAGATAGTTTGCCGTCCACGTCGCCTCGTCCGCCGTCTGGTCCGTGCCGTTCACACCCCAATTCAGCGTCACGGCCCGATAGTCTCCGGTCGTCGCATCCGTCGGGAACGTGGCGAGGATCGCGTCCGTCTGGGCGAGGTAGGTCGCCACCGACGCGCCCGACACACCGCGCTCGTAGTCGTGCCACGGCAACGTCGTAGAGGCCGCGATCCCCGCGACCAGGTAAGCCACCCAGGGCTTGGCGGAGGTTCTGGAGTCACCCAGTGACATCAGTCAAGACGTCCCTGGCACGATCTGCTCGTAGAACACGGTGAGCCTGATGGCGCCCGCGCCCGGAGTGCCCGTGGTAGTCACGGTTACGGTGTCGGCAGCGGACGAATACTGGTCGGCGTGGAGGACAGGGACGAGCGTCCCCGTGGTGGTCGCGGTGAGTCCGGTCTGAGACGTTGTCGCGGTGCCGATCGTCGCGAACGCAGCCCCGGTCGTCGGCTTGACCGTGAAATCCGTGGCCGTCGTGATCGTCGTCGTGATCCGGTACGTGATCGCCGTAATCCGAGCGGATGCGGGGATGAGCGTCGCGGATGTTGCCGTGGTCGTCCCGCCCGTCGAGAGGGTCAGAAGCTCGGAGGAGTATCCGCGCTTCGCCTGTTCGCCGTTCGCGCCGAGCACCCTGTATCCGGCCGCCGTTCCAACAGCCACGCCGTCGCCACCGAGCTGCACCTCGGTGACTGCCGTGTTCCCGAGGACGACTTGATAGTTGGCTTTCGCGACGGCACCGTAGCCGATCGCCGTGCGATTGAGTGCGGTCGCCGAGTCCGTGTCGGCGTAGGCTCCCACGAGCGTGTTCCAAAATGCGTTTCCCGCCGGCACCTGCCCGGAGATCGCGCCAACCGCCACGTTGCTCGTGCCGTCGACGAACTGGAGCGCCGTCGTCCCTATGGCGACATTCGTGTCGCCTACCGTTACGGCGCGGAGGGCCGATACACCGACCGCGACATTACTCTGGCCGGTCAGGTTGCCCTGCATCGCGAGCGGCCCGAGTGCCATGTTCGAGCCGCCGCTCGTATTCGCGGCGAGCGCCAGGTAGCCGACGCCGAGGTTGTAGGTTCCGGTGTTGGTCGCGCGCGGAAGAGCCCCGAAGCCGAATCGCGTGGTGAACGTCGAGGCGTCGTATCCAATCGCGGCCCCGTTCACCGCAAGCGCGAACGAGCTTCCGGTCCCGCTCCACGTCAGCCCCGCGTCGTCCCCGACCGTCGAGGCGCCCGTACTCAGCGTCACGCGGCCGGAGGTCAGGGCGCCGGTAACTGCGCCGGAAGCAGCCGCGCAGTCAGTTCCGGACACGAGGCACGGCACGAGCTGAGCGGGCTGCGCGAACGCCGCGCCAGCGAAGAAGATAACCGCGAGGAGAACGAGGGCGCGCCTCATCGGTTCATCTCGCCGGTCACGCCGAACGTCCCAGCCGATCGCGTCACCATGACCGCCGTCACGTTCGCCCGCGTCGGAAGCTGGTAATAGGTCGAGCAATCCGAGTTGCTCGTGATCGTCACGCTCTTCGTCTCGGTCAGCTTCGCGAGCGAGGTTCCCTGCCGAATCGAGAGCGTGCCGCTGAAGCCCGAGCCGCAGAGCTGGATGTTCGCGAGGTAGTTCGACGAGTTGAAGGACGCGAAGACCGTCTACGTGGTCGGCGCCGTGGTCGTGTCGCCAGCCGCTCCCGTATCGTTATAGGCGTTCGTCGTCGTCGTCGCCACGTAGCCCGTGGTCGAGGGCGTTCCGCCCGCAGCCGTCCTGTAGACGTAGTAGGACGAAGCGCCCGTCACCGCCGTCCACGTCAGGGCGTTGTAGTTCGTCACGTCGAGCGTGGCGTTGCCGTCGGTCACAGAGCCAGCCGCGCCTACCGGAGTCCGCGATCCGTCCGACTTGTAGGCGACAATCTTGTAAGACCACGTCGTCGCGCCGGTCGTGCCGGTCGCCGTGACGGTTGGAGCTCCAGGCGTCGAGAGCCCGTTCGTCGAGGTACCGTCGGCGATGAGCGTGAAGCTCGCGTCCTGAGCCGCGACCGGGAAGGTGCCGATAAGCGCCAGCACCAGGGCGAGAGAAGAGAGAAGGCGCCGCATCAAAAGCCCTCCTTGCGGTACTTTTCGGCGAGTCGAAGGATCGGCTCGACGTAGTTGGATCGGTTGAGAGGCGTCGGCGTCCCGGCGTTGTAGGCCGAGAGCGCGTCGGAGATTTCGAGTTTCGTAAGGAGCCGCCGCATCCGCGAGGCGCCGTGCTCCATCTGCTGCGCGAGATCGGGGACGATCGCCGAGAGGAACGGCTCGCGATAGCCCTGCTCCCGGAGCACGGTCCCCATCAGTTGCATCAAGCCCCACGAGCACGCCTGTAGGTTGCGCTCGGTCGCTTCGGAGCAGAACGGCGAGCGGAACGGGTGAAAGTAACGCCAGCCCGGCTCGAAGCGGACCGCCGTCGGGTCGCCGCCGCTCTCGTGGTGGACCTGGGCCGCGAGGACGTTCACGTCGAGCCCGTGGCGGAGCGCTGCCTGCTTGATCGCGAACGCGACGAGTGGTCCGAAGCTCACGACGACTGATCCGATGCCCGACGGGTCGCGAGTTGCGATTTCATCACCGCCAGGTCTTCTCTGACCCGCGAGAGGTCATCTTTGATCGCATCTAGCGTTGTCTGCATGTGGGTCGTCGCCTGAAGGTTCGGGTGCGCGTGCTCCGCGAGGTCGTGCGCCTTGATGAGCGACTCGACCCAGCCACGAGACGCGGCGATCACGAGCGGCGAGAAGATCAGCGCGACCACAGAGAGGCCGAGCGAGAGCCACGGGACGATCGAAGGAGGAGCAGGCGTCAAGGGGCGTCCTCGTCTTTCGGTTCGTGCTCGAAGCCGATCGGGTCAGCGTGCGCGCTCGGAGGCGGCTCGCCAACGAACTCCGTCGCCACCATTCGCCCCCATGCCGCGAGGCCCGCGAGGAGCGTGACGAGGAGAGGATTTTCTTTGATGAGGTGCTGCCCGACATCGAGCAGCGGGAGCACCACCAGCGGCAGGAGCGCCAGCAGCGTCTTCGACTTATACCAAGGCTTCTGGTCTTCCACGATTCCTCCTGGTGGAAAAAGGGTGGTCGGCTGGGCCAACCTCACTGGCAGGACGCCGCTGCGCCCTGGGGGGATCGAACCTTCACCAGCCGACCATTCGCGCGAACCGAGGGGAGCGAGCGTCCCCGCTCACCTCGCGGAATCACTGGTTGGTGTTGTAGATGAGGAAGGCCGCCGTGTTCTTCACGGTCGCGATCTTCCAGCTATCGGCCTGCTTGACCTTGAACGCGCCCTTGGCGCCGACGTTCTGGTCGAACCACTGCGTGGTCGCGGGGTAGCCCTGGGCCATGACGTTCAGCCCGAACCGCTGCCCGAACGCCTCGTTGCCGCCGGTCAGGATGATCCCGGCGTTGTCGGTCCACACGTCGGTCGTCGGATCGGTGGAGGCGGAGGACGCCTTGCCCATATTGCCGACGACGACGGGCATCCCGAGGATGGCCGAGACCAGGTCCGGCTGGATCGTGGCCTTGAGCGCGAAGTTGGTCGGAGCCGCGCCCGACGTGTACTTCACGAGGTCCTTGACCTCGGCGTTGAGGAGGAAGTCGACCCACGCCTGGGCGCCGAACCAGGCGATGGCGCCGTCGAGCGTCCGGCCGTACTGGCGCACGGTGTCGCGAGCCGCGATGAGGTTCGACACGGCGAGGCCGCCGCTCTTGTTCCACGCGGTCGTGCCGCTCAGCGAGTTGTAGTTCGCCGAGGAGCCGTAGGAGCCCGTGGCCTGGAGGAGCGTCGCGATCGTCTGCTCCTTCTCGAGGGCGAGCTTCTTCCGGAGCACGTCCGCCTTGTAGGCGACCGCGTCGAGGCCGACGCCCGAGGCGGCGGTCTGTTCGCGCGTGTTGACGACGGCGTCGTAGGCGTAGACGTCGGTCGTGACCGGGACCCACTCCATCGCGATGTCGACCGTCTTCACGGTGCCGCTCGGGCCGATCTTCGAGGAGTCACCGAGAACGAACGCCTCGTTGCCCGCCTTCGGGTAGCTCGCCGTCTCGTCCGCGCCGCCGACGAAGTCGGGGATCAGCATCGAACCGATGGCGGCCTGCTGCGTGAAGCCGACGCCGGGGAGGCGCTTGATCGTCGGCTGGGTGAAGTTGGCGATCGCCGCGAGGTGCTCGGAGTGGATCCGCTCGTAGAGCTGCGGAGCGGTCGTCTTGAGGGTCTCGAGCTGTGCCGAGATTTCGCTCAGCCGCTCGGGCGACGGGGTCTAGAAGGAGGGCGAGCCCGACCGCTTGAAGTAGGCGTCGAAGCCCTCGGGGGTCTTGAAGGTGATGCGGTTCTTCGTTCTCATGTTCGTGTCCTCAGCCGATGTAGATGTAGGTCAGGTCGCCGTCGTTCGTCGAGGCGAGCGAGCAGACGCCGACCGTATTGACCGTGCGGGTCGTGGTGGGAGTCGTCTCGGCCACGACCTTGCCGCCCGTGGTCAGCTTCACGAGGTCGCCGACCGCGATCGCGCCGCCGGCAACGCACTTGACGCGCTGGCCCTTGCAGAGCGGGAGCACCTGGCAGACTGCCGACGCGGCGAACGCCTCGGCCACGTAGCCGATCGCGGTTCCGCCGACCGCGCAGGCGTCGATCAGGCCCTACGAGTTGAGGGTGACGAAGGTACCCGCGACGAGAGCGGACGAGCCGACCGTGAAGGTGAAGTATTCGTCGCCGACAATCGTGTTTCCGTCGATGTAGTTGCTGGGAAGTGCCATGTTTCAGCTCCTGCTCAGGCCGCGTCGAGGTACTGGCGCGCCTCGGAGAGGCTGATGCCGTTCTCGTCGGCGATCGCGTTCAGCTTCGCGAGCGTGGTGTTGATGTCGGCGGGCTCGCCGTTCGGAACGTCCTCGAGCTTCACGCCGGACGGGCCGGACGAGATCCGCTTCGTGACGGGGGCGACGACGGCGAGGGTCGGGAGGATGCTCTCGAAGGTCTCCACGTCGGAGGTCGCGAGCTTCACGAGATTGGCCTCGTTGTCCTTGTTGACCTTGCCTTCGAGCTTGGCGGTCGCGATCGCCTTGGCGACGCGCTCGGCCTTCCGGTCGGCCTGGAGCTTGACCAGCTCGGCCTTGAGCGAGCGGAGCTCCTTCACGGAGGCGGTCAGCTCCTCGATCACGCCCTTCTCGTCGGGGGCGGCCTTCTTCTCGGCCTCCAGCTTCTCGGCTGCCGCGTTGTCGGCCTCCAGCTTCGCGATGAGCGCCTTTTCGATGTCCTCGTCGCTCGCGTTTTCCGCGAGCTTGAGGAGGCTGGCGAACTTCTTCATCCTCTTCTCCTTGCCCGCATGCGGGCGTGTCGGGGCCGCTTCGTTGTCCTCTGCGGCGAGTTGTACGGTTGCCATGCCGCGCACGGCGGGCTTGTTCGTCAGTGTGATGACCGAGAGGCGCCGAGGGTGATAGTTCCCCTCCTTGTCCACGGTGCAGAGCGGCTCGGCCGAGATCCAGCCCCATTCGCCGTCCGCCACCTCGCGGGCGCCCGTGGGCGTCCAGTCGATCTCGTCGGCCCAGAGGCGCCCCTCGCGCTCTTCGAGCTTGTGGAACTTCCCGGCCGCGCGCCCGCCCTTCGCCTGGTCGCCCTCGTGGGAGTAGGTAATCGCGAGCTTCGAGCCGGTGCCGGCGAAGTAGTCGCGCATCGCCTTCACGTCGGAGGCGTCCACCTTGAAGGGCCGCGAGTCGATCGTGACCCACGAGCCGAGCGGGAAGATTTCGGCCGGTTTCGAGCCCCTGATGGGTCCTGCCGCGCTGTCGAGAGGACGCGCGACGACGTCGGCCTAGAGCTGGGCGAAGAGGGGGACTTTGAAGAGTTTCTCGGTCATCAGCTAACGGTCTCCTTTGGAGGTTCCGCCGGCGGAGGCGCCGGAGGCTTGAACGTGTGCGGGCTCACGGCCGGGAGCGTGATGCCGTAGGGCAGGTCAGCGATCAGAACGACGTGATCGGCCGGCGAGGACACCGCGAAGCCGTTGGAGAGCTCGATGGTGATCCGGCAGGGCGTGCCGTCGGCGTCGCACTGAATCGTGATCTCTTCGAGGCGAGCCGGTTCGGGAGGCTCTTCCTTCCAGGGTCCGACGAGCGCGGGGCGTGGGTCACTTACCATGAGGCTCCTACTGTTGCGAAGCGAATGGAGGAGAGGGCGGGATTCGAACCCGCGAGCCCCGAAGGACTTGACGGGTTAGGGCCGTCTGCTTTCGACCGCTCAGCCACCTCTCCGTTGAATTCTCCTTCGCACGGTCCGACCGCCCTGTCGTCGTACCCGCAGACGTCGCAGTAGACGAGCCGACACGCCTCCCGCTTGCACTGGCACACGACCCAAACGTGGGGTCTCGTGATCGTTCGGCAGCTCATCCGGCGTAAAGCTCCACGGTCTCCCCCATCTCTGCCGAGACTTCCCGCGTCAGCGCTTCGAGCGCATAGGCTTTCTGAAGGTCGAGCACGTTCACGCCGAGCGCCTCCTCGTCTTTCGTCAACACGAAGACGCGAAGGGCGAAGCGCTTCTCTCCGACCATCACCGAGAGCGCGACGCCTCGTCCGTCACCGGCCGTCCACTCGCGGGAGGCGTAGGGAACGCGCCTCATGCGGCCCTCTTGAGGATGTCGGGGACGAGCGACGAGATTCTGTCGGTGTCCCAGCCGGGCTCCGGCTGGAGGTCGATTCCCGGCAAGAGCGACGAGATCGAGCGGCCCGGCGTGACGGTGTAGCCGCCCTCGTCGGCCTCGACTTGGTCGAGCTCGACCATTTGGCACCTGCAATTGAAACCATTGGGGGCGAAGTACCGCCGCGCGTCAGGATCGTCCTTCCGGAAGAGCTTCCCGTTCAGCGCGAGGTGCGTCGGGCGCGTTCTCGCGTCTGCGATTGCACTGTAGAGCACGTAGGGAATCGCCCTGATGCGCGAGGGCCGGAACATCTGGGCATAGCGCCCTGCCGCCATGCTAGCCTGCGTGTTCGTGCGGAAGACCACGTCCGCATACCACGCCGAAAACTCCTGACCCGAGAACACGGTCACGTCACCGCCGTACCCGTCGAGGAGCTTCTGAGCGTCCTTCAACCAGTCCTTCACCGTCAGGCCGCTCGACATTGCATCCGCGAGGCTCGACTGGATCTCCTCGACGAACCGCGTGTCCCACACTCCCGCGAGGCGCGTCGCCTGGGCCTTGAACTCGTCCTCCAGCGCCGCGAACTCGGAAGAGGTCAACGCCGTGCGGTCGCGCCAGCGCTTCAGTGTCGCGGTGAGGACGGGCCAGCCGCTCATGCACGCTCCCTGCGCCCGCCAAGCCAGCGGCGAACGGTGCGAGCCCACGGCCGGAGATGCCGATCGGGCTCCTCCCAGAATGCACGGCGACCACTTGAGCCGAGTTCGTCGGCGAGGTCTTCGCGGTGCGCCCACGCCCAGCCAGAGACGCCGCCCACCAAGAAGACCGCCGCGAAGACCACTACTCCGCTCACGACTTCGCGAACTCCTCGCGGACGCACGCCTCGGCCTTCTTGTTGGCTTCCTCGCGGGTCATTCCGGCATCGAACTCCATGATCGCGGCGCGTTCGGTGAACGCGTCGAACCAGCGCGCGGGCCAGATGCGGATGAGCTTCGGGAGCTCCCTCTTCATAGCTCCCGCCGATCGTCTTGCGAGACGAAGATGAGCAGGAGCGCGAAGAGCATCACGAACGAGAGCGTCACTGCTTTTTCCACTCCTGACGCGCCCAGAGGAGGAGCGCCACGAAGAAGATGAAGAATCCCGACACGACGAGCCCGACCATCGCGCCCCACACGGGCGCCAGGAGCGTGATCCACGAGACATCGACGACGCCGGCCACCTTGAGGAGCGCGCCGCATCCCGTGACGCCCAGGAGCAGCGCCATGATGTCGGACCACGCGGGCGAGCCCTTCGTCTCGTTCACGCTCAGCCCCTCCAGCTCCCGAGGACGTCGATCGAGCGGACGAACCCGCGCACCCGGAAGGTGATCTCTTCGAGCACCTCGACATCGGAGACGCAGCGCTCGACGATCATGTCCATCGCTTCCTGATCGCCGTCCGAGATCGCCCTCGCCCAGAACTGAGGAGCAAGCGGCATCTTCTGATGGTCGGTTTCGAGCGCCTGAGCGATGCTCGCGAGGCTGTTGCCCGAGAACCGGAACTGTTTCCGCGCCAGGCGACACGGGTCGAGAATCTTGATCGGGTTGACGGGCGGGAGCCCGTTCACGATCGAGCGCGTGCGGAGGAACGGCAGGTCGAACCCGACGCCGTTGTGAGCGACGACGACGTCGATGTCTTCGAGCGCCTCCAGGAGGTCGCTCACGAGCGCCTTGTCGTCGGAGCGCTTCCCGGCCTTCCATGTCTCGTACTCGTCGGCCCGGAAGACGGTGATCTCGACCGGGTCGAAGGTCTTGATGACGGCGCAGAGGACGCGCCCGTAGGCCGCGTTGAGGCTCGTGGTCTCGATGTCGAGGACGCCGATCCGGATTGGTGAGCGACCGTCGATCCGCTTCTTGTTGCGCGGGTCGCTGAAGGGGCGGCCGACGGGCTTCGGTGGATCGACTGGCTTCTCGTTCGGGACGCCCGAAATCTTCCCGCCCGGAATCCACGGGAACGGGTTCGGGTAGTCCGTGTCCGGGAGCAGCGGCTCGCGCTTCTCCGCGTCCTTCCGCTCGCCCTTCGCGGCGCGCCTGATCTCTCGCGTACAGGTCGGATCGCCACACGTGAAGGTCTTCCGGCCGTGCGTCTTCGCGGGCGTGCCGCAGATTTGGCAGTTGCTCAGCTTGTCCCCTTTCGCTCTTGCATGTAGCCGGTGAGGAGCGCCCGAGCGCAGACCGCAGCGATGACATCGGCGGTCTCCTTCGGCGTCTTCCCGGCGTTCGTGGCTTCGAGGTGACGGACGCGGTTCGCGAGGTGCCCGAGATCGCCGCCTTCCTTCAGCACCTGCTTGATGAGGTCGGCGTAGGGCGCGACGACGGAGTCCCCGGCGCCCCTCGACTGCTTCACGGCGGCGGTCTCCATGCCCTTCAGCGTGTCGGCCAGGTCAGAGCCCGCGCTCAGCGTCTCCGTTTCGTCGTCATCCGGCTCCATCTTGAAGGCCCGAACGTCGGCACTGATCGACGCCTTGTTGGCTCGAACCGAGGCTTTCCGCGCCTCCGGCCCCCAGCCGTGCGCACCATTCGCGGCGTTCCCGTGAGCGTTCGCGGCCTTCGTATGCTCGACTGCCGCCGCGTGCTGTCCGCGCGTGGCGTGGTTCGCGGCCTCGCTTCGATGAAACGCCTGGGCGTCGGAATGCTCCTGCTTCGTTCGTGCCGTCTCGGCGCTCGCGGCCTTCGCCCATCGACCGTGCGAGTCGCGCGGCTGTTCGCCACCGCTGAGGGTCTCCATCTTCATGTCGGGCTTCATGTCCGGCGGCATAGAAGGTGGCGCCGGGCTGCCGTCGGGCTTGTTGCCTTCCGCAGGCGCACCCGGTTTGGGCAGGTCCGGCGCCGCCGCTTGAATCAGGTCGGCGAGCGTCTTCTGGCCCTCGCTCGGCTCGTGGAGCCCGCCGCGCTCGTAGAGGTCGTCGAGCGTGATCGCGGTCATGCCGCCCTCGCGGAAGTTCTTCACCGCCGTCGAGAGGCTCACGAGGTCTTCGGTGCCCTTGACGCGGATTCGAGCGCGGGGCGTGATCGTCCGGGCGATGTCCGCCCCGAACCGGCGCTCGATCATTGGCCGGAACGCCTGGGAGCGGAACGCGCCGCAGATCGTCGCGGCGTAGCTCTCGACTCGCGTCTCCAGCATCCGCTCGTGGGTCTGGCTCGACGCCTGCGAGCCCTCGCCCTTCGTGATCTGAGAGGTCTGCTTGCCGCCCGTTAGCGCCTTCGATTCGAGGCCCTCACAGTGCTCCACGAGGTCTTTATGGACGTTCACAGCGCCGCCAGCGAGCCCCGAGACAAACTGCACGTCGGTCGTGTCCGGGAAGGCCACGTAGGGCGCAGCGCCGGCCGACTTGAGCGCGGCTTCCAGCTCCGCCCTGCCCTTGTCGTCGCCGAGCTTGTACTGGCCCTTCCGGAGCGGAATGCCCATGAGCTGCACGAAGAGCGCCCAATACTCGAAGCCGTACCGCTTCGTGAGCCATGCACTCAAGAGCCGGCGCATGATCCCGCGCCGAGCCGGGGAGCTGATGTGGCTCTCCTGGTTCAGGAGCACGAGCCCGCCGAGCGCCTGGAGGTCGGCGACCGGGACGAGTTCCTCTTCCGACTGGTCGTCGCCCGGCTGAACCGCGAGGATGGCCGTTCCCGGAATGTAGCGGAAGCGCTCCGTTGCCACCGGCTCGAAGCACTTCAACCGCTCGTTCTTGCCCGTGCCGTCAACGACGATCTGGAGCCCCGCGAGCGCGTCGAGGATGCCCGAGAATGCGTGCTTGATCGCCACGTCCATCTGGATGTCGGGGTCGAGGAACTGGTCGCGGATGAAGGCCGCCGCGTCGAGCGCGAGCTGGGCCTCTCGGGTCTTCGCCTGCGTGCCGACGAGCCCCTCGACCTGGGCCGGAGCGATCTCGAAGGAGCGGGTCAGCATCCCCTCGACCTTCTCGACTTCGGAGGAGAGGTGAGCGTCCGAGGCGCGCATCTCCTGCTTGAGCACGGCGAAGTAACGGAGGTCGCCGATGTTCGCGCTGTTGAGCGCGGCCGAGATCGTGGTCTTGTTGATGACCTGGCCGACCACGAAGACGTTCCGGTCGTTGTAGGAGGGCACGTACCAGGCTTGGCGCGGGAGGAGCGACTTGAGACGGTCGAAGAGGCTCATCAGAAGCCGTCCCCGCGAGAGAGGTCACCTGTGCCGTAGGGCGACCTGGCCCAGTCGAACGTCACCGGGATTACCTGCTCGGCCTTCCGAATTCGTTCGAGGTACTCGTTGTTGCAGCGCTGGAGGTTGTCCCGCTGGCGCTCCAGATCGGCGATGCGCGCCCGAAGCGGGCCAGGCCCGAGACACGGGCCGACCGGGATCTCCTCGAACTTCAGCCCGCAGTAGACGCAGGGGTCGCCGTGGTGGTAGCCGTCGCGACCGGGGAGAGGTTGGCCGTCGATAGAGACGTCCGCCTCGCCATCGCGGGCGTGCTCGAAACGAAAGCTCACGCGAACTCGCAGCGGGTCCGCCATCAATGCACGATCTCCGAGCCCGTCGCCTCGTCCCGATCGCCCACGAGGAAGCCGGAGCCCTCAAAGCGCGACACCGCGCACGTCCCGACGATCACGGCGTCCGCGCGATCGGGCGAGCGCTTCAAGCGCTTCTTCGTTTCGGCCTTCTTCTCCATCAACTTCCTTCCCCGTCCGTCGTACTTGAACTTCGGCGAGGCGAGATCCGCCTCCAGTCGTCGATCGCCCGGCGGGAGCGCGAGCCACGTCGCGAGCGCCTGTCCTGCGTACCACCAGCGCTCGGTGCGCCGGTCGGCAAACTTGTGATCCTCGCGGGCCTTCCCGTCGGTCTCCGGGTGAACCGGGACGCCCTCCTCGCGGAGTCGATCCGTCACGCCGCCGCCGATCCCCTGGTCATCCGTCGCCACGAGCCGAGGCCCGAGCGCCTTCGCCTGTCCCGCCGTGGCCTGCGTGTCCTGTCCGCGCCTCGCGATGAGCGGGTTGACGATGTAGTCGAGGCTCTTGCGGTGGTCCTTGTGAAAGGGCGCGAGGACCGTCTCGTCATCGCCGAACCGCGCCACGTCGATTCCGAGGATGTCCAGCGGGGTGACCGGCTTGACCCAGCGGCGCATCGAGGCTTCGATGACCGACAGCGGGATCATCACGTCCGTCCCGCCAGTGGGCCACTGCCCGAGCACGCGCATCCTGTAGAGGTCCGTGTCGCGTCCGCCGTACTCGTCCTCACATTCCGCGATCCACTCGCGGGTCACAGCGCCGGGGACCAGCTCGCGGCCCTCGAGCACGTTCGGGTGGTTCTCGGAGTTCAGCTCGATCACTTCCCACGTCCCGCGAGATCCGGCGCAGGCTTCGTGAAATGCGCTCGTGGGGTCGGTCGGGTTGCCGGCGACGATCCAGCGGTCAGCGTTGCCTACGATGCACGCCTTCGCGGCGTCCCAGATAGGCGACTGAACGCCCGTGGCCTCGTCGAAGACCATGAAGACGCCGCCGCTCGAATGCACGCCCTGGAATTTCGTGCTGTCGTCCGTGGAGAGGCCCCACGCGACCCAGTCGGAGCCGAGGTCGCACTTCGTTTGAAGCGGGTTGCCGCCGAGCGGGACGCGCGCCTGGGCGTGAGCCGTTCGGAGTTCCCGCCAGAGGAGGTTCTCAACCTGATGCCATGACGGAGCCGTGGTGACGACTCGGCTTCCGGGCCTCGTGAAGAGGAACCAGAGGACGAGGCGGGCGAGGAGCCAGGTCTTGCCGGTGCCATGACCCTACGGGACGGCCGTTCGCCGGTTCGCGGCGACCGAGTCGATGACCCTGCGCTGATCGGGCGTGACGAGTTTGACGCCGAGGACTTCGGTGAGGAAGAAGAGCGGATCGCGCTTGCACCTCGACACGAGTACGTCACTCAGGTGCGCCCTCCGCCGCCTTCCGCGACAGCTCCGCGAACGTCACGAGCGCGGCCCCGTCCTTCCCAGTCAGCTCGGTCTTCTGAGGCATGTCGAGCCCGAGGAGCTTCGCCCGGCGCTCCGATGCCTTCATCAGCGGTCCGATCGCCTGGTAGTCGCCGGCCTTGATCGCCTTGAGCGCGCAGACCGTGGCCTGGTCGCATCGGTCGAGCTCGATCTCGCGAAGCTCGTCGGCCTTCTCGCCCGTTTCCTTCCGAAGCTCATCGAGAGCCGAGGACACGTAGACGTAGGCCGTCTGAGTCGAGCATCCGAGTTCGGTCGCGATGTCTCGGTAGCCCTTGCCGTCGCAACGCAGCCGCAGCGCATCGTTCTTCCGAACGACCGCCGTCGTGATCGCCGCTGCTTGCTTGCCGGTTGGCTGCCGTCTACGCTTGATCTGTCTACTCCTAGTCGTTTCGTTTCAATAACTTAGGTCCGTGGGTCCGGTCCGCGAGATGTGATCCGCGCGACGTCTTGAGGTCCACGAAGCCGAAGGTTTCGTTAGGTTCTCGGGAGGCCGGATGCAACCCGGCGCCCTCTCGTTTAAACGGCGAGTGCTCTCTGCGTCTGAGCTACTCCCGAGGTGATTCAAAAGAGCGCCCGTCTCTCCGGGCCGTCACGTGTCGAGGTGTAGCCCCCTCGTTTTGCCCCGTCGGCTCAAGCCGGTCGGAGGGTGCCCGTGTGCCGCTGTCGGACGGCGTTCGTTGAAGGCTCCGGCGAGCGCTTGCGGGGTCGCGGGCTCACGTTCGCCCGCCTGCGTGCGCTTTCGCGCGTTGGATTTCAGTTGAGGCATGGCGCGAGGTGGTCGAGGTTGAGAGGCCCAGCGGCGGGGCTCGAACCCGCGCCAGATTTCACCGGCGGCTCCGAGGTCAGCCCGCGAGGCCCGAAATGCTCGTCGAGTCGGAGGTCTTGCGCGAGCTCCAGTGCAAAGAGAATCCTGCACGCCGCGTGCGCGAGGTGATCGTCCGAGATGTCGCCAGCGAGGTAGCCGTAGACGTGTTGAAGAGCGTGCCCGAGCTGGTCGTTGATCGGGACGCCGCGCCAGTTGTCGATACCGTACTTCTTCGCGCCAGTCGCGAGCGTCCGGGCCACCTCGAAGAGCGCGACCGGAGGAACCAGCTCGAAGGCGTAGGGCGAGGCCGCGTGTTTCCCGCCGCCGGAGGTCACGATTACGGGCGCGTCGGGTCCGATGCCGTCGATCACGCCGCCCTCCCGAGCGCCCGTTCGAGGATCTCCATCGCTTCGCCGAGTCGGCGATACGCAGTCCGCTTCGAGAGCCCCTCGACCTTGGCCGCTTCCTCGACGCTGTGCCCCTGGTCGATCACGAGGCCGAACACGCGGCGCGGCGAGTCGTCCATCCGGTTGATGGCCTGCTGGAATCCCGCCGCCGTCTCCGGGTTCTCCGTGGGGTCGGCGAGTGCGTCCGTGATCTCCTCGTGCTCGACCGCCGGGCTCGTTTCCGAGTGCCGTCGCGCCCCGAAGATCACCGCCGCCGCCAGAAGGCGCCGAAACGACGCCACGTGACCGCCTGCCGCCCTCCGTTTGAAAAGCCGGAGCCATGCCTCCTGGGCGATGTCCTCGGCGTCCTGGGGCGTCCTGGCGAATTTCCGGGCCATCGTGACGCCGAGACCCTCGTGACGCCGGAAGAGCGCCGAGAAGGCGTCCTCGCCGGGAGTCGCCCAGAGGGCCTCGCAGGTTGGCTCGCCGGTCATGCCGCCGCCTGGTGCGGGAAGATCGCGAGGAGCCACCGGAGCGCCGCGCCCGACCGAACGTGCTGGGGGGCGACCCGTAGGACGCGCCAGCCGAGGATCAGCGCTTCGGCGAACTTCTCGATGTCCGAGAGGACGCCGGTCCCGCGCGTGTGCCGTCCGCCCGTGAAGATCGCGCCGTCGATCTCGACCGCGAGCTTCTTCGACGGGAAGGCGAAGTCGAACCGCCACTTCCGCGTCGGATGAAACCGGAACTCCCGCTCGAAGCTGAGCCCGAGCGCCCGAAGGTCGAACGCGAGGCGGTCCTCCCACTTGGACCTACCAGCCGCTTTCGTGAGCCGACCGAGTTCGTTCATGCTTATCTACCTAACGGCCTTTTGGGCCTGTTTGTGCCAAAGGTTTTTAGAAATCTGCTCAAAACCGGGACGAAACCGTGGCGGAACTGCACCGGCTCACGGATCGAGGCCGAGCGCTTCCCTCCGGCGGGCCTCGTTGGCGATGGGGTCGTAGGCGAGCTTCGGCAATCGAGCGCCGCCCTTCGGGACGAAGGCGCCATCCTTGGCCTGAGTCAGGGTCTTCGGCCTGATGAAGAAGTCGAAGTCGGCGACCCATCCGCGATCGTTGTCGCCCGTGTGGAAGGGGCTCAGTGCGAGGTTCCGGGCGAGCGTCGTCCAGAAGCCGAGGTCCGGTTCCTGGTGGAGCCTGGCCTTCGCCGCTCTCCGGCGGATTTCCGAGAGCGACTTCGCCCCGAGCATCGGTCCCCGGTTCTCGTTCCATACCCGGAGGAGGTCTTCGGGAGTCGGGCCTTTCGGGGTTTCGGCTTCCGCCGTCGTGAAATCCGGCGCCGGAGGCGACGACTCTTCTGGTTTGGTTAGGTTAGGTCCGGTTAGGTTAGGTTGGGTAGCGCGTGACAGAGGCGTGACTCCGCGTGAAGATGTCACGGGCCGGGTCACAACTTTGTCACGGGCCGAGTCACACGTTTGTCCGCGTGACATCCTTTTTCGCTCCGCGTTGCCCTCCCGGAGCTTCAGCATCCGCCCCGCGTACTCAAACCATTCGTGAACGGCGAGGCGTCCGTCCTCCCGCGAAAGGAAGCCTGGTCCGCCCGTTCCACACGAGGCGAGCGCCTCGATGAACGCCTCCGGGTCGCCCTCCCAATCGGCCGCCGCCGCGATCTCGGCCGGTTCGTGGTTCGTCAGATCGCCGTCGGAGGCATAGTCGAGTACCCACCACCAGAGGAAATGAAGGTGCCCGACGAGCTGTGTCCGTGGAATCCCGAGCGCCTTCGCCGCCCGGTTCGTCTTTGGGTGTCGTCCAAGGGTCTGGTGACTCTCAATCCAGGCCAAGCGGCAGTCCCTCCTTCTCGAAGATGGCGAGCTTCTTTCGGTACACGAGCGGGAAGCTGAAATGGTCGATGCCGTTCTTGTTCTTCCTGACCCAGAGGGTGCAAGGCATGTCGGAGCCCTCGAAGACGCCTCCGCTCGGGTCTTCGAGGTGGAGGAAGAGGTCAACGTCGTCGAACATGGCGCTCGTGCCGCGCCCCTTCCAGTCGTCGCCCTTGCTCAGGTGGTGGACGAGGAGCACCGAGACGCCCGTCCTCGCGATGAGCGCCCGAAGCGGCCCCATGACGCGCTCCTTCCAGTGCTCGTCCTTGTTGCGGTCGCCGACCCAGAAATAGCCGAGCGTGTCGAGGATCGCGAGCTTCGCACCGCTCTTGACGATCAGCCGTTCGAGGCTCGCCGAGCCGATCTGGTAGTCGGTGAGGTCGCGCGGTTGGATGAACCAGCGCGTCCCGCCGGCCGAGATGTTGAGGTTCCGCCGCGCCGTCTCGACGCGCTCGCGGAAGAGGATGCGCGAGCCTTCGGCGGAGATGTAGAGAATTGGCGTCGGCGTGGAGATGCGCGCTTCGAGCGCCGGCACGTTCACGCCGGCCGCGAGAGCGAGGGCGATCTGCGTTACCAACGTGGTTTTCCCGACGCCGCCGTGGGCGACGATCATGTTGACGGAGCCGACAGCCATCAAGCCCTGAAGGAGCCAGCGCTGCTCCCCGAGGTTCTCGCTCAGAAAGTCCGCGAGGATGACGGGCTCCGGCCCGCCGGTTGGTCGGTCCTCTACGTCGGCGAGGTCGGCCTCGCATTCGGCGAGCTTGCGGATGAGGTCGTCGCGTTCGGCCAGGAGCCGGGCCTTGATCCCGCTCATGCGGCGAAGAGCGACGCCTGGGCGCTCGGCTGCGCCAAGGCTGTTCGAAACCCCTTGGCCGGCGGGAGCCCCGTGAGTTCGTGGAGCCAGTCCTTCGACGTCCAGTAGCACGGCCGGATGAGGTGCGCGTTCGCCTTCGAGAGCGGGTCCGTCATCTCGGACCGGAGCGCCGACGTCACGGCCGCCGAAAGCTCTTTCTCGCGCTTCTGCCAGGTCTCCAGCGCCCCGCCGGTCTCGATCACGTCGAGGAGCGCGGCGTGCTCGTCGTAGGCCGCCAAGGCCTCGGTTGTCTTCGGGTAGGCGCCGCCGTTCATGTGGCCTTCCCGCGCGCCTTCCCGGCGATGAACGCGAACAGCTCGGCGAGCCGTGACGCCTCGTCAGGGTCGAGTGTGAACCCGACGTCCTCGTTCGCGTGAGGCCCCGCGTTCTCGATCCCGATGTAGACGTTCCCGCGAATCGCTTCGAGGGTCACGACGGCGTCGGTGGTCGGATTCGTCGGCGTGAAGATGGCGATGGGGCGCTCCACCTTCATGCCCGCCTCCTCTCGACCCGTCGCTGGATCGCCGCGTCCCGAATCGCCGCCACGTAGAGCCCGACGCTGTCCTCGTCCGCGAGCGACTCGTCGAGGAGCCGCGAACACGCGATGAGCCACGAGGGCGCAGTCGCCGGGCTGAGGTCGGGGTCGCCGAGGTCGTTCGCCACGAGTGGCAGATCGACGCGCCCGGTCGCTTTCGCTCGCGCCGCGACCGCCCCGAAGATCCGCGCGCAGTCCGGGAGCGCGAAGTCGCTCGGCTTGAGCCGCTCGCACGCGGGGAGGAGCGAGGCGTCCACGAAGAGCGCGCCGACGAGCCCGCGCTCGATCGCCTCGATCGCCTTCGGCTTGCCGGCCTCTAGTTCTTCGAGTCGGCGACGGGCGGGCGTGGAGAGCGCGAGGGAGAGGATGCGGAGCGCCTGGTCGCGCTGTCGAGTCACTTCGTCGAGGGTTTCGAGTACGTCCGTCACGGCACCACCTCCGGCGGCTTCGGCAGAGGACGCCAATGGGTGACATCGTCGACACGCTCGAAGGCAGAGTAGAAGCCGTCACTTCTCTCGTGGTGGTATCCGATCAGTACGTGGCCTCCCCATGTGAGGAGCACGCTTTCGCCTTCATACGGCAGCCGCTCCTCGACCGGAACCCAGCGGTTCTCCTCGCGCAGCTCGCGGAGTTCGGCTTTGAGGGCGTCGCGCTCGTCCTCCGTAGCCTTGCATAGAGAACAACGATGCCTGAAATGATTCCGCGCCAACAGTTCCTCTAGCTCGCTCACCTACTTTTCGCCTCCGCTACAGTGCCGGTCCCGGATGTGATTGATCCCGTCTTTACAATAGGTGCAGGTAATTCCCTTCTGTTTCCGTCGGGGCCGTTGCGTAAGAACTCCCCGAACGTCAGGTCTGGATAGACGTCTCTGACGCGAAGCCAGTCCCGATACCTGACGATGTCGTTGTGGCGTTTCTTCTTGCGTTTCATTCTGGACCGGTCCACGCGCGGTACGCCGGGTCCCTCATCGCGCAGTCACGACAGATGACGCTGGAGTAGGGGCTTGCGGAAGCGGGCACCTCTTCTCCTTCCGGAATAATCGCGTTGCATCCGACGCACTTCCACCCGGCCGGCGTCAGTTCGTTCCGCGACTCAAACCCGGCCTCCATGTTCTCGACGATATCTCTCATGGCTTTCCCTCTAATCTGTCTCATGGCTCGATCTCCGGTGCTTCATTGAGTGGTAACCATCCCGTTACGTCCGTGGTCTGGTCCCCCTTGTCGTCAACCCAGACGCGCTCGCCACACGGGGCCGTGAGTACGGGCGTCGCCACCTTGAACTCGAAACCAGCGCGGACCATCACGCGCCCACCAAGCGGCGCATCCGGCTCGGGTCGCCATTGGAAAATCGGGTCCATGACGCTTCCCGTAGTGTTTTTGGGTCGGTGGATTGCCATCACTTCACCTTCGG